TTGTTCTGTCTGCTGTAGGGTCTACTATTGTAAGAGTAGTTTCGTGATCGTCTGCAGTTGCACCTTCAAAAACAACAGCATTCTGAGCATTCATAGTTACAGTATCTACTTGCGTAGTTGTACCTGATACAGTTAAGTTACCTGTAACTGTAAGATTATCTGCTACTGTAACCTCAGATGTACTGTGTCCTAATGTAATTGCTGTACCTGATATTCCTGTACCGATAGAAACAGACTCACTACTGTTTGCTGTGTCTACAATAAAGTAAGCATCCGAACCTTGTTTAATTGTAAAAGCAGTGGCTGAGTTATCTGTGGCTGCAATATTAATATCTGTTCCATCTGCACTAATAGAGTCAAGAGCAATATCACCTACGTTAGTTATATTAGCATCTCCAAAAGAAGTAGCAGCTAACGTAGTAGATCCTGTTACGGTTAAGTTATCATTTACTGTAGTTTCAGAAGTACTGTGACCAATAGATATAGGCACACCAGAAGTTGCAGTACCTATAGTAATACCATTTGATGTATTTGAATTGTCAATATTTAATGTAGATGTACTGTCTAGTGATATGTTAGATCCATCAACAACAAGTGTACCATCTATATCTGTATTATCTAAGTTAGTAATTCCATCTACATCTATGTTTCCAGAAATATCTAATGCTGCACTGGCTACTGTACCACCTGAAGTTATATTGCCTGTAGTTGTAATGCTATCTATGTAAGCATCTTTAAAGTACAAACTAGATGTACCTAAATCTACATCACTATCTGTTACAGGTTTAACTACACCATCTGCAAAAGTTACTTGGGCTGTACCGCCTGAAGTATATGTAAGGGCATCTGCAGCACTAAAGAATAAACCATTGTTAGCATCACCTGTATTACTAATAGATGGTGCGCCTGCAGAGCCATCTGCAAAAGTAGTGACACCACCTATAACTACATCTCCTGTAGTTGTTATAGAATCTATATAAGCGTCTTTGAAGTACAAGCTAGATGTACCTAAGTCTACATCACTGTCAGTAACAGGAGCAATAACACCATCTGCCATTGTAAACTGGGATGTACCACCTGCAGAAAAAGCAAGAGTATCTGCAGCACTAAAGAATAGTCCTGCGTTTGTATCACCAGTATTTGTTAATGACGGAGATCCTGCTGAACCATCTGCTAAAGATACAACGCCACCTACAGTTGCGTTACCTGATATATCTACTGCACCATTTATGTCTACAGTAGTAGCTGCTATTTGTATTTCTGTATCTGCTACAAGATCAAGTTGACCATCTGCTGAAGAGTTAATGTATATAGCTGTATCACGGAACTGGAGCTTTTCTGTGGAGGCTATAAGTATATCGTCAGAGAACTCAAAGTAATCTTCGTCTTCC